AATAAGCCATTGCTAATACTGTATTATATACCAAAGCGATTATTTCGCACCCCGCAATGATAATAAAGCATGGTTTTTTCGTCAGCGATAACGAAGTAAGTACTAACGCCATAGATAGCGCCGACCGGATGATTAATTCAGCCTGCCACGATAGGCTGTCACCTAGTGGTGCTACGTAGACGGCGGACGCCAATGTGGTAATAGCTAAAATCTCCTTCATTAACACATACCTTTGGTAGGTTTTCCTTTGATGGGCTTTGTCACAACAGCCGGTTTAGTTTTGTCTTGAGATTTTTTAACTACTGGAGGATTTGCAGGTTTTGATTTAGCAGGCATGATAAATTCCTATTTAGTGAGTGCGTTTTTGTTTTCTTGAATGGGCGCTGAATTGTTACCAATCGCACCCGGTATTAATAATTCACCGGATTTAAGTTTAGCATCTTTGATAGCTTTAAGAACAATCATCCGATCTGAAGCAGGTAGCGCTTGCATTGCTTCAGCTGTACTCTTACCTGACTGCATTGCTTCAGCCATAACCATCTGGGCTTTATCTGATAGATGATTACCTACTGTCTTTATCACCTTGCGCAGCACGATCATCGGTACGCTTATCCCGCCGTCTAATCGAAGGGTGTCCTCATCCATGATCTTGATAGCGTTAGCCGAGCCTTTAGCAGCCTCAACCTTCATCTGTGCATCACGTTGACCTTGTCGATTAACTTCGTTGATCGCTGATCGCTGATCCGCCGATAATACATTCAATGGTTTGTTCATCACGGCTTCGGGGGCACCGACCTCACGCAACGCATTTACCGATCTGCCTTGAGTAATGTCAGAGTTAGCCTTCTCGAGCTCCGATGAAAAAGCACGTGCTTTGTCCGCAGTATCAGGCAGTAGTGGATCAGTGCGTACACGATTCAGTTCCGTCATTACAGCGGCTTGATTCACAGGTACTGATTTCTCAGCGTAGAGAGCATCCGCTTCTTTGAGTCCCGGTATTATTTCATGGGCGACCTGCTGAAACTTACCCAACCATTCACCATAAGCATGACCGAGGTTAGTATCGCCCGACTTGAACGCCTGCGCCTTTTCCCGCTTGACGTAGTCAATGAGCGCCTTGGTTCCTGCACCTGACGCGATGGCGGGGGTGGCAGGCGTTTCCACTACCTTCGGTGTCCCCGTGTATGGGTTGGTCGTCATTGATCTAGTGGCAGGTGATCCTTTCTGAATCAGGGGTGGGTTTTCCTCAAGGTGTGTGAGTAGTGCCGTTTTACGTTCAAGATTTCCAGGCAACTTGTCGATCAGCTGTTGAAACGATAATGGTGCTTCGACTTGAGCTTTAGTCACTTCGTCGTATAGTGGATCTACTGCCGATTTACGCTCAGCCTCGGCTGTTACTCGGTCAGGTGTGTTCTCATCCATCATCCGCTGACGTGATGCTATCTGAGAATCGGCTCTCTGTGATGACGTGATGTCCAATTTCTTATCGGCTATCTGTTGGAGTGCCTGCATTGTCGGCGCTTTAATGCCAGCATCCGCTAAAGCCTGACCCGCACTAACATCCGGTCTATCTTTCATTGCATTAATAGCGTTCTGCACAGCTACCGCTTTAGCGTCAGGATTCATGTTGGGTTCTACAACTGATTCTCGCAGCTTGTTGCCCACCGTCACAGGCACGCGTCTACCCGTTAGTGAGTCAAGTGTCCATCCCGTTACATCCACGAGTTTGTTCACAGGGTATTTGACAATATCACCTGCTACGTCACTTGTTTTATTAACCGCATTACTCACCGCCTGACCCACTCGACTATTAGCGGCAGCATCCATCATTGGCCCGGCTCCTGCTTTACGAGCGAGGCCAGCTCCCCCACGAGCGAGGGCATAGATGTCAGCCGCCGCCCCTACAGGATCTTCAGCAAGTGTGCGTTTTAATTCATCCCATCCACCATACCTCGCTTTGAGTGCTCCACCTGCCTGATTAGCAGCGTCGATTGCACCTTTCAGCGTGTCACTTTCATTGGAAATAGCACTATTAAGAGATTCCCTGTCTACCCCAGGTATCATTCCAGCAGTAGCGGTTCCAGCGTTTATCACTGCACCAGTTCCGGTCTTCATGGTGTCAGGTACAACGCGCAACAAGTCTTTACCGGTATCAGTTTTACCTATTAGGTACTGAACGGGCGCAGGTAGTGTGCTGCTAACCACCCCCGCCACAAGATGACCCGTGTTCTTGATCATTTTTGCAGCACTTGACGGGGAGTTAATCAACGCCTCCAGAGGTACGTCAGCCGCAGCATAATCCCTTGGCTTGGTTATAGACTCATCGGGGATGGTTGCATTTACGGGTGATTCTCCTAGATGAGGGTGCTGACGAATCACCTCAGTCTTCACATCATCATCAGTGGCTCCAGCAGGGCCTTCTATTTTGTAAGTCTTGCCGTCTGGCGCCTTAATGCTGTACGTAGGCATTATTCACCACCCTCGACCGTAGCCTTACCCCAACCACTAGAGGCAGCCGCACCTGATGATGTTGTAGGATCATCCTTCATTCCGAACTGATCTCGGCGAGCCTTCATCAATCGTAGTATCTCGGTAGCTGCGGCTTTTTTAGTTTCAGCTGGTGTATTCGGATTAGACAGATCACCAGCCGCTTTATTATAGGATGCCGTATCTTTGTCAGACTGCGGCCCTTCAAACCGAGGTACCATTTTAAGCACCTTGTCATAAATAGGAGCAATGGCACCTAGAGCGATAGAACCTTCGGTGGCGTGACCAACTAAATTACTCGCCCAATCTCGAGCGGCACCTAATCCACTACCCGTGGCTTTGTCTAGTAACCCGTCCTTTTTCACCAAACTTTCAAGCTCGGGGATTACAGAATCAAGATTTTGCCGTAGCTGTTTATTAGCCTGTGCTGTTTTTTCGAATGTAGCACTTGGTTTACCAGCGCCTTTCAGGACTTCACCGACCCGATTACCATTGACATCTAATTGAATAACATCACCCGCGTTATTCGTTACCACACGAGCGACCTTGCCGGTTCTAGCTCCCGCTAATGTTGCTTGATTTGCACTTTGCATGTTGTGCCACCGTTGCTCCTCGGCGAGCTGACCCTGTTTCACACCAAGCTCACCTTGGTTAGTTGATGCATTGGTCTGTGCTACCTGATTAGTGGCTTGCTTGTCAAGGTGGTCGAATAGTTCTTTAGATCCTAACAAAGCCCGCGCCTTAAACTCCTGGATCTGTTCAGGTGTTCTCAGTGACGTGATTACACCCATGGATTGTTCAGGATTTACACCAGCATCGCCTAGTAACTTACCCATGAAAGCATCATCGTGGTTAGCCTTATGCCAATTAACGATTTCTTCAGGGGTGGTGGCTTGGGCGAGGTATTGATTGCGGAGCGATTGACGGGCTTTCGCTTGTTCAAAGTCGTCATTGAACTGAGCTTTCTGCTTATCAGCTACCGCAGTACTCATATCCCAATTGCCCTGCGACGCTAGCTCAGTTCTGACTGCGTTTAGATCGGTCTTACCTGATGCGTCAGTGTGTTTCTGAGCAAGTGCGTTGAGCATATTTCGGTTACGAATAGCCTTTTCAGCTTCACCGCTCTTAATGTCTTCACTGCGAAGTTGCGATAAAGCCAGGGCATTTTTGATCGGATTATCAATGGTAACGGGTATGCCACCGGAAGCGATTAACTCATTAATGGACATTAAGGCTTTCCTCCCATAGCACTAGTACGCTGATTATAAGCATCTAGCATATTCTGGTTCTGATAATATCCTGCGGCGCTACCTACTCCCTGGTTGATTGCATTACCTATGCCAATGTACCCCGACGCTCTTGCGTCACCTGCCCCTTGATAAGCTCTACCGCTCGCATCACTCAGCACGTTACTGGCCGTCTGACCAGCACCCATTAAACTCTGAAGAGGTTGTAACTGGTTAGCGCGGTTGATCTGGTATCTGTTGAAAGCATTCTGATACTCATTTGATGCGATATTCTGACTGTAATCTTGACCCGCTCGAATGGCATTTCCGCCCAATGACCCACCGTGCATAGCCGCTTTTCGATCCAGTTCTTTGAGACCCTCTTTTAATCGAAATTGGTAACCAGGGTCGGTCTGGAAATCACTCATCGTGAAATCATGAGTATATTTGCCAAAATCAGGTGCGTTGGGGTCTTTACCTAACCCCATGTAATCAAGTAAGCGGTTCTGACTAGTTAAGCCAGCTTCGCGAAAAGGTGCTTGCAATTCCTCTTGACGAGCTAATCCTTTTTCGTACCCTTTAGCTGACTCTTTGGACGCCTTGTTAGTGGTGTACGCATTTATTAAGGTAGTTCCGCCGATAATAGCCCCGGCTACTATGAATGTCATACCATGTTCTCCAGCTCAGACCGTTTCAATTGATTACCTTCAGTATACATGCTGTCAGGGTCTTCTTCGACCAGCTCCGTCTCAGCGGCTTCTACGGTGTCGCTGTCAACTCTGTGAATAGTGATGCACAGTGTGTCGGTTAACGCTAATACGGCGCGTTTAGTGCCTGGTTTGCTGCAGAACAAATACGGGCCTGTCACTTCCATAACACCATCATCTGTGGTGATGGCCACTGTACCGCTCACGATCATATAAAAGTGTTCTTTTTTATGAACTTTGCCGACAACCAATACACCGGCGTGGCGGAACACCTGACGACAGTACATACCACCGTGGAAGATGTGGTCGGTTATCGGTTCATACTGCGGCATCTGAGACACAGCTTTCTGAAGATGTGATACTCGGTCAACTAATGGAAGCATCAAACACCTGTGGCGGATTCTAACCGCGCCATGTAGTTTGTGTTATTTGCCACGATAGTCACTTGGATATTGAGACCTGATGTGGTCGGGCCTGTAATCACGGCAGCCCCTACGGTAGCTATCCCGCTAATTGTGATCGCACCGGCTACTGATACCCATTCAATCCTGACACGTTGGCGACCTATACCGGCATTGTAGGCGTTGATCTCAAATCGACCCATGGCATTATCAGGAACGGTAAATACAGTGATCGTTGCAATAGACTTATTGTACTCGCCATAATGGGTAACTGTGTTAACCATGCCTGATAATATTGTAGTGGCATCTGTGACTTTTGATATGAGTGTACCTGTACCATCCAAAATAAAATGTCTGCGAAAAAACTCAATTGACGCTGAATCGGTAGATTTTGCACCATACAGCACAACGTCACCATTCGACGGGTCAATTTTGAAAACCTTCGCGTTGGCCTTAACGCCACCCCCGTCAAGTAACCCTATGCGCGCCGATACTTGAAAAGGAGGATTTGTGGTGTCCGGGTATGCTGGATAAACATCGAGCGACGCCACTGGTAAGTCCGCGTTGACCCCGCACAATCCATTTAGTCGGGGTTCTTGTCCTTCTTGTGAGGTCTGCCACCCGATTCCTTCTAGAAATTCGTCAATGGCTAACCAATAACTATTCTGATGACCCAGTAGATTAGGATGAACAGTTTCACCCGAGTCAAATAGGGCGGCTTCACCATATTTCGCCACGGCTTTGAACCAGTAGCGCTCAACATCAATAAGCGGAACGCCTGCATCTGTCGCCGCTTGACGCATTGCCTGATTCACCCGCAGGTGGCGATGTGACGCAGTTAAATTAACACCAGTTCCGAGGAAATCTGCCGTTACGTTGGACGTACTCGCGGGTGGTTGTAGCGATTCAGGTGGTACGTTGGCAGCAACCGCAGTCGGGTACGATTGAGCGATACCGTTCGGCATAGTATAAAGCGTAGCGCCAGATGCTGTTTTATGGTGGGGTGTCGTCATCAGCACCACATCTGAACCGACCGCTCGCGCATTTCTCACAAACTGTAATGCGGCGGTGTAGACGGCAGGATATGTTTGACCTGCGTTATAAATCGCAACCTGTGCATCATTCATACCGTACGCTAAAACGCATAGGTTTGGCACTAACGGTAATGCAAGGACTGTTGCAAGTCTAGCAATTGATTCGCTAATCGTCGAGCCGTTTACACATTGATTACTGACTTGTATGTTGTAAAGTGTGCCAGGGTCGAGGGTAGCTTTCAGTCGGGTGGTGAAATACGCTACGGGTGCTTGTGTAGCAGGATTAGGGAGTGTGGCCCCCACACCTACAGAAGACCCAAAACCTACGATATTTATCGCGGGTTGCAGATCATGCCTATAGTTCTGAATTGTACGCATGAACCGAGGTAAACTGTATGCTGCTGGTTTCTGGGTGCGTACATGGTTCAACTGCTCTGACAGCAATGTCGCGACATTGTCGATATCCGGTTTGACCTGCATATCATTGTAGTCACCGGATAGCGCAGCGCGAGCGGTGTCATAGTCAGCAGACGATGAGAAGTCGGTCAGCGATAATATCTTGCGGTTCTTGGTCTGGAGTGTCTCGGCTACCGCGCCTGTACCAGATTGGATGAACCCGACGTAAGACGACCCCGCGCTGCCTGATAACGCGATTATGGAACTACCGCCGTACAGATTATCCTCAGTGCGTATTGTTGCACCCGCACTCGTCTTCAGTACGAACTTATAACTTACCCCGTCTGTCAGCCATATTTGGTAAGGCACACGACCTGCCGAATCCAACACAATCGGGTTGCTGTTCGATGAGCCACCACTGCCCGAGCTGGTCTGGTATGTTACCGCAGGCGTAGTGGTGCCTGCGGTGTAGGTGTACAACAGACCGCCAGCCAGTGGCGCACCATTATCATCGGAAAACTGAGCGCCTGCGCCAGCAAGCATTGATAAACTAACGGTCATTAGGTCAGCTCCCGTCCAGATATGCGAATATTAAGCGATGTTGCTGCACTGGCTATAGTCGAAATGAAGTCACCCGGCATGAGGTACTGACCCCATAACTCAGGGAATGTGTATGTGGCACCAGCGGCAATGCTCTTGTTTTTAATCGTCAAATTCTGGTTACCTGGGGTGTCACCCGATGTGACGAGATTGATGCTAATAGTCACAGCGCCTCCGCTGTAATTAGTCACATCGACTGCTCCGATCTCAGTTGTCACGTTGGTCGCGGTGTACTGAGGCGTTTGAGCATTCTCAACGATCTTAGATGGTACTAATACTTTCCAATTGATAGAAGACATCATAACCTCTTAATTCGATTGTGTGATCACCCAATTAGTACCATCGGATACAAGTGTTACCCATTTACCGATTGTGGCGGCAAGTATAGCAGTACCAGCGGCGGCACCCGTCATTGGCACCACATTACTCGAGGCAGACACCATCAATTGAGCTTGATAATTCTGAAATGATAACACACGACCTGAAATACTGCTTGCGCTGGGTAGCGTTACTGTGCAAGTAGAACCCGCTTTATTGTTAATTATCCACTGATCGGTAGCACCGACTGTAAAGTCTGCCGTCTTTGTCACTGGCGCAGTAGATGAGGGCGGAATACTGGCCTGTAAAGCATTCAACGCGAGCCACAACCCACCATTGTTGGCGATAGGGCGGGTGTCATCTTCAATCACTATCGGTCGAATGACTTGACGGTTATCGTCTTCACCAATCACTGGTCGAGTAATTGGTGCGCTAAGAATGTCCGGTATAGATGTATTATTGTTACCGCCACCTGTTATATCAAACAAGTGTAGAAAGAACCTGTACCACTCACGCGAGATTGTACCGCTGCGCTCATCAGTAAACGGCACCCGAGGGGGTGTAATCTGTGTGGGGTTAGTCACTGGTGTTACTCATCAGTAGCTCAGCACCGTTGATTGAAATTTTCACAGGGTCAGTGCCGGATATTTCATAAACCCGGTCACGGAGTTTCATTGTCATACCGAGCCGACGCCAGATGACCCGAGTGCCATATTTACCCAACGCTCCCATCGATCGCCAATGCTCATTTGACCAAGTATGACCACCATCATCAGACCAACGAAGCACCACTTGAGGATCACTGCCTTGACCACTGATTAGACCAACTCCAGCTTCACAATCAAGTTGCAGAGAATGATGAGAAGTTCTTCTTAGAGTATTGGCACCAGTGGTCAGTGCTCTCCACGAGCGCATCCATTTTTGAGGAGAACCGTTATCAGCAAACACATCGAGGTCAAATGCATAAAGATTTCCATTTTCGTAGTCACCGATAATTATCTCGTCATTGAACGATGCCTGACAATTGCCGCGATGTCGTGTAAACGCACCATCACTGAACCCGGCACGTTCGTGCCATAATTGAGTTGCTACATCATAGACCCATGTTTTGTCGGCTGTAGGGAAAGTCAGCACGTAAAACGCGTGACCGTCTTGTTGATACGTGTATGCAATAGCGTCTGAAATATCAGAATACTGCTGAATCTGCCACTCCACGGCATGAGTTGATATGCGAGTGCCTATATAACCATTGGCACGATACACGACACCTTTACCGCGAGCATCAGCACCAAGCCAAAACAAACTATTATCAAGTTTGGCTATTGAGAACGTGGCGGCACTTCCAATCTCATTAAAGGCACCCTGAATGCGGTCTAAGGGTGACCCCAGAGAACCTGTGTTGTACCAGACCTCGCACGAAGTTCCGCCAATCAACCACACTTCACGATGATCTATTATCATGGATACGATGTTGTCTGGTGCCCCATTAACAAATGCGTAATCCAACCCGTTCACGTCCGTACCGTCGAGTATTGCGGTGACCCACACCTTTTGACTGTTCGGTTCCGTAAACACAAACATCTCGTCAAGGTATCCTACTTGAACAGCACCCGGAAAGTCAGGATCGGTGATCTGAACAAACGTCAGTGTAACATTATCGTAAATGTAACTCGGGCCGTTCGCTGCGACGAACAACTGTACTCCGTTATCGGCCATGGATACCGACCCAGACCCCGCTACAGCACCAAGAAGTGTCGCCGCGTAGGTGGAATTTACGGAGTAAAGAGAACTACCGGACACAACATAACACAGTCCACCATATGACCACATGCCGCGAATCGGGCCAGTACCAATGGTAGCGAGTAGTCGTAAACCAGGGGCACGATTAAGGAATGCTGCCTCTTTCCCCCCTTCATCTAATAATTCAGGGAAAAGGTTGACCATTCGGCTATCGTCAGCATTGTTGCTTCGCGCAACATAGCTCGACCCCAGAATAGGAGTTTTCACTAGAAGTTACCAGCGAATATGTTGTATCTTGGAGGATTGCCCATTAGCGAATAAGGCATCGCCATTAAATCACCCGGATCATTGATTCTTTTCAAATTCCGCTTGCTGGTGGTTGCGATGCGCCGTACTTGCGCTGAAGGTTCTACACCAAACTCGGGCGCTAGTTCGCACGCCAGATTGTAAGCAAAAGCTCGCATGTACCCAGGAGGGAAAGACAAAACCGTAGCAAGTGTCGCAGGTTGGTCTAACGCCTCAGTACTTACGAAGTGCCACTCAAGGGCTTTTGTGGGTACAGGATATATCGTTATTTGAATATTTGGATAATCTTGGTTAATCCACATTACCTGAGGATATGTGCTGGTCACAGTCTTCACCGCAATCCCGTTGTATTGCTCTTGGTCAAGAGATCTTATTCCATAAGATACTCCTGTAGCAGCATCGCGAAAATATGTGCTGTCATCTAATGTTACAGGTCTTACGCCTGTAAAATCACCAGATGGGCCAAGTGTTCTACTGATCGTATTAGCAGGCCATGTGAATATTTGGTCGATTGTATTGTAAACAGCCAGCCTCTCAGTACTCCATGAATCGAGCATCTGATTAAGGGCAACCAAAGCATCAGCAGACGTTTCAGCCGAGGGTGTTTCACCTTCAGCCAGCACGCCTATTAATCGCAGTGCCCTATTGATCTGATCGCCAGCTGTAGCCATTTATCACAACCTTTCATTGAAAATCCCCGCCGAAGCGGGGAACAAACCAACCCGACGAAGGGTATTACGATAAGCGCTGGAGTGTCCAGGTTGTTGCGCCTGTTTTCCATGCGCGGAACCTACCTGTAGTACCAGCTACAGCTGCGATTGTAGCAAGACCGACGATAGTCCAACCAGTGCCCGCCACCATGGTAATTACACCCGATGCGTTACCGTCGATGTTACAAACCGAAAAATCGAACGCTGAACCCACTTTCACGTTAACAAGGGTGGCTTCAGTAAGCGCTACCGTGGGCAGTGTATAACTAGCGGCAGTAGCACCGGGACTTGCGTTCAAGATACCAGTGATTAATTGAGCAATGGTTAGTGTAGCAGTAACCGTGGCAGTTGCAGGAGTAGCCTGAGTACCTAACACGATCTCATTGAGATTGCCGTCATTAAGTTGTTGACCACCACCGATTGAAGGAAGAGCCATAAATAATACCTTTTCTAATGATTTAAGAAGTAGGGGCTTGCGCCCCTATCTACAAATTAACCCCAGAGACGAACTGCCATCTCAGGACGAATTGTGGAATAACCATATAACACGTCCACACGGGTCGGCATACGGTCATTGTTAATGTCGTACTGAGTAACCAGTCGCAAGCTGATACCATTATGCACTTGACGAGACGCCATGTGAACGCCAGTAGGCATTAATAAGTCAGCAGTAGCGAAGGTAATCGCATCTTTGTGATATATCAGGTTTTGAGGATATGCTGTGGCAGCAGTACCTAACATGGTCACGACAGCAGCAGCAGCAGGTAATGCATCCACAGTCGCAAGTGCTTCACTAGCCGAGTACAGTGGAGGACTGATCGACAAGGTAGCAGTGGATGATCCAGTAGTATCGGCGGTCACTACAAACTGCTGAAGTGATCCTGTAGTCAAACGAGTCTGCGGGTTGACGGAGTAAACACCAGCAATAGTGAACACATCACCTTGCTTCCAAGTTTTAGTGGCGCCTGTGAAACTAATACCTAGTGTAGTAGTACCCTGAGTAGTCACAGTGCTAGTTACCGTGATGCTGGTTCCCCAGTTACCAGTAGTGAATGATGCAATGGATTGAGACATATTGATCTCGTCGTAACCCAGTACACCTGTACCCATCATACCGCTCTTGAACTGTTTGCTAATAATATCAGTCGGATTGAAGAAGCCTTTCAAGCCTTCTACCAGACCAGCATTGGCCGCAGGGTTTACCGTGGCATATCGTGGATTCATGCCTGCGGCGTACTCGTTTAACTTCTGCTGACCGGCAAGCAGCACGGCGGAAGTCGCGGGGGTAGTACCAGGAGTACCCACAGACGAGTAGACGCTTTTATAAGCAGTGGCTACGTCAGCGTCCACAGCAGAGGCTAGCTGACTGATGCGAGGTTTAAGAATCAGCTCGGCAAACTTATCGACCGACATTGTGAGTTCGGCGGTGGTAAAGTTCAAACCGATGTGTTTCTGACTAGAAACGGTTAAAGTGGTGTATTGTTGGTTTTCGTCTTGCACTTGCAGAGCAGCGCCGTCAGTCACCAACGCACGATCTGGTTTACGAATGCGCAGAGTAGCACCGATTTTTGCGCCTTCATTAGCGAATGAACTGTCATATTCGCGGTTTACATTTCGAGTGATTACCAGATTGTTCTCAAGGATTTGAAGCGCCTTGAGGTTGATCATGTCAGGGGTTAAAATATTATTAGCCATGAGAAATACCTTGGTTAGTTAGCGTACTTTGCTTTCAGCGCAGCCAATTCCCGTTTGTTCTCACGTTCGATCCACTCTGACGCGCTCATTTTACCAACTGAGCGTGGGTCTGTAGTATCGTAGTCAACTGAGGCTGACCCGCGAGTATTTATCGGTGAAATCGGTGCTGGAGCATTGGATGTTTTCTTCACAGGGGGAGCATTGATAAGTTTTGCCTCCAGCCTTGCGAGTGCCGCACCTTGTTGAGCAACAGTCATCTCAGAAATACGCACGGCCTCTTCTTGGTTTTTACCCAAGTAGTATGCCAAATCAGTACCCATGTCGGAATTGCGGATTACTTCAGCCATTGCGTCGGTGATTGGTACATTCGGGTTGAATGCGACGGCTTCGAAGTCATCGTATTTATCCCGTGCATTATCTACTTTCGCGTGGAATGCTTCGTTAATCTCAGAATCTTTCTTGGCCTGTTCTCGCTGCTCGACTAGCTTAAGAGCCAGCTGTTCAGCTTTAGCGGCTGCATACGCCTCAACATCACTGAATTGATCAGGTGTCACGGGTTCCGCAGGTACTACAGGCTGCACTGATCTATTTCTGAATTCACGCTCGATTTTTCGACGTTCTATCGCGAGGCGTTTACCCAGCGCAGCGTCAAGTTCCTCTTGAGTGAATAACTTCTGTTCTATAGGTGCTTCTTCCGGCGATGTTACAGTGGTGTCAACTGAGGCCGACTCAGGCTGATCCAGCGCGGAAGAATCCGCTAACATTTCTTCAGACATTACATGAATCCTTAGATTCCCGGGTGATCCGCGCCCGTACGGCTAACAATTACTGCGTCATTGAGGCCACAGTAGCTTGAAACTTGGCGATTCGTGCATCTAACTCAGCACGATCTTGGTCATATTTGGTCTGTTTGGCAAGTACGTCAGCTTGATCATTGTTCAATTTGACAATATCAGCTTTCAACGTATCCCACATCTTACTAATTTCTTTTTCAGCTGCGTCTTTTTCAGCTTGGATCTGATCACGCTCATTCTTAAGCGATATATTGAGAGCTTCGGCATCAGCTTCACGCTTCTTCGCTTTATTCAGCTTCTCAGTGGTGGAGGCTTTCAGCACATCGATTTCGGTCTTGACTTTGGTCACATATGCATCAGCTTCAGCCTTGACGACGGACGCATTGTCGATTGTTATTTTTGCTTCCTGATATGCTTTGAGTTCATCTCGCAGGACAACCAACCGAGTTATATCATCATCAACCGATTTAATAAAATCAGAGGCGTTGTTTACTGTGAGCTTATCAGGAACACCTGATGAAAAAATCATCACTTCACCTATGCGTAGTAGGAGACATTGAGTTTAGCCGAGGCAGTTTGCTCAATGAATCGCAGTTTATTTAAATCACCGTCATAACTTAACGTCACACCGACCGCTAGAGGCATTCCTACTGTGGCGGTTGGTGCAATACCATCATCTCTCCATCGAACCGCTTGAGTTTCTGGGGTGATCAATGCAATAAGCGGTTTACTATTGTTACCGAATGCGTCAGTGGTAGGCACAGTTAATCCCGTGGACGCTGATAAACTAGTCAATTGCTGGTAACCTAGTGTGACGGTTACTGATTTTAAACCCATTCCCATCGGACGTGCCTCATATACGTTGAACCAATATTAGATCAAATGTCAACTGTTTACAACCAAGTTGACAAAATTTGACGATAACTCGCGGAATCTTTTTTAAGCTGTTGTTTTCTAGCGTACAGTAATTCGGTACGTATTGTCTTCTGTCTGGCCACTTCATCAACCACTGACGCGAGGAATTCCTTAGTCAGCGGAATAAGTGAATTATCGGTCATTTTCCACATTATGTGTTTTTGGTTATTTACTGTTTCGATCACTCCCTTAATTTCAGGCTGATCGTCGAAATACCGAAGCGCTGCCTGCATTGCGGTAATGCTGTCGGAATCACAATCTATGGTAAACCCGAACACGCTAATAGGAGCTTCCCTCAATTCTATAAAGCGAGCGTCTATTGCGTCAGTGGTGGCAGGAACATCCATCACGTTTTCAATTAACCATGGTTCCATCATCCGCGAGTACCTGTTGAATATTCCGAATAAATATAATCAAGGGCACACAGCTTCATTACTGATGCGGTTGTACCATTCGTAACAGCAAACCCACACTGCAATGCAGTGGTCGGTATATTCGTCGTGATGGTTGCCGTGAACAACTGAGTAACCATGTTATATGAATAAATGCTGTATGTTATTGTACCAGGAACTGTGGATATTTCAGCCACATACCATGTGTCACTCGACAATGTGTAGCTGGATGTTGAGTTAATGGTTGCGCCTTTTTTACGATAACCTGTCGCAGTTAACCCGTCTACATTGATACTCACCTGATCAGTAGCATCAACCGCATTAAACGCTACACCCAAACCAAATCGAAGTTTCAGGGCTGACGCAGATGCCGAGTTAAGTATGAAAGCAACTCTGTGAATCTGATCAATATCTTGTATAGCAGCTGGTATAGATGTGTCAGTGTTGCACCCGAATGAGTACCCAGTGCCAGCAGCAATAGCTGATGTTATAGTCGCAACACCAATGCGACCCGACCCTGTAAGAAGTGCGACGTTATCCGTAGAATTCTGACTTGCATCCAATGTACCTGCATTAGCAGTAGGGCCGTAACTTTGCGCTGTAAGAAATGTGGAATTACCAAAAGCGTCAACGAATAATATGAGTTTCTGCATCCTGGCAGACCATAAAGGTTGAGGCTCTGAGTAGCTACCAGCATCATTTAAAAACAGATTACCAGTACCCGCTGATATTAATCCGATATTATTAAAGCTAGTCGCTTCTACGTTGCCCGCAAATGTACCGGCACCTGACGTGTCGATCTGGAATATCACTTTATTACTGATATCTTTACACAGTATTGGGGGTGCGCCGCCATACGATTTAGTAATTATTCCACCGTCGGATGTCAGTGACACCGCAGTATTACCACTAGACTGTTGCACTGTCAATACAGTGGCACCCACACCATCGCTACCCTGACGAAGATCAACAGACCCTTTGGTTATACTCGTGGTGAACTCAGGACTTGATGAAATATCATAACTGCCCTGAAGTGTAGACGATCCACCGCCGAAATACTTCACGACAAAAATCTCAGCTTGTAAAGAGTCTTGAGGTATTGCTCAATGATATTATCCACGAGTTGCTGGAGGGAACTATCGGACTTATCAATCACGTCATATCGCGCAGCTTCTAACTCTGCAAGTTGAGCCTGAAGAAACTCAACAATATTGACCTCTTTCTTGACAGCGGCTAGTGAGATTATACCGATCAAACCATGTCTACCCTGGTACGCTTCTGCTAAAGTATCCGCCAACTCGACTATCGACTCGTAGAACTCCTGAAGCGCCATATGCTTCGCAAAGCTGCGCGTGTTCAGGTGCACTGAGTGAGCTACATCTCGTGCCAGGAACAATTGACCTATGAACTCATTAATTTTCATTATATCGGTGCCTCTGGCTGCATTTCACCAATAGCTTCGGACGGTAACTCGTGGCCCGGCATCTCAGCAATCAAATCACCACTGTCTATCATGCTATGCACTGTACCAAGTACAATCTCTTGTATCTGATCGGGTGACATATTGGCCTGGAGTGCCGCCATTCTTTGTGTCTCTGCACTGTACGCCTTAATCTGTGCCTCAAACTCCTTGATCTCATTAGTACGCATCTCTTCGGAGTTGTGTACATTTCGGAGCATTTCGTGCATTTGAGCCATCTGCTGACTCATCTGTTGAATCTGAAGCTGCGCCGCCTGGAATTGAGGTGTTGTGTCCTCATCGGATAATAGTTTAGGGTCTACCGTTTTAGCAAGACGAGTTGCTAACTCGTCAGCACCCGGCCAATCCATATTCTTAACAAATAAGTCCCCTGCTATTTTCCACAGTTCCGGGTTACCTTGTAAAATTTGAGCCATGGCCTCCATCGACTGTTCACGCTTAGTGGCGTAGCCCGGCCCTGTGTGCGCAATGGCATCGTAAGTACCTACCGAGGGGTTATAGATTGTTTCAATGATTATATTGGGGTTACTAGGATCAGTGATGTTCTTAACCGCCTCGGGCTGATCTGGATTAAATTTGACATTGCCCACGACACCATCTTCACCGATTATTCGAGCTACACGCTCGGTGTCGTAAATCTTAGGAATAATGTCTATCAGCTGACGAGTAACATACCTTACAGCGCGAGCATCATTGTCCATGTAGTGAAATGTACCGGTATCTCCTTCTTTCTGGCGTGCCAGTATCGCCTTACCGGATCGCTCGTTCGAGTGCATTCCTAAACTAGCATCGTACTGACCCGTGGATGACTTAATATCCTCAGACGCGCCTGCTTTAGCTTGTAGCAGTCCTGACGACGCCATTGGGGGTTGGGCACGTTGCGGAAGAGGTAGCACACAACCTTCCCCATCGGTTACGTCAGCGTTTACCTCCAAATACGGCCAATTCTGCACATTCGCCGATTTCCATTTGTCCTCAAACCCTTCGAACTGTCCACCATACCCAACAAAGGGTGCCTTGGGAGCAAGTGCCAACATCTCGGCTTCTTGACTCACCCAGTAGTTATACATGCGCTGTGCATCTTTAGCGTTGCGCACAATGCCAGAGTAGTAGAGATTACCTTCAACCTCGAACTCGTTACCCACAAACCGAATTATCGGGATGTATTTACCTACCCAGTCTGAAGACTCCAGTATCTCGTATCCGTTAATCTTACACCACTTGATAGTACGCTTTTGGTCAACCCTCGACTTCAGAGGCTTACCATAAATCGCAGCATAGCGCAAGTCATCGTCGCTGCCAGACTCTACCGTTTTATTATCGGGGTATAGGTGAAGAGTGACTGGTGAATAATCAGCATAGAAGTATTCAGCTATACGAATGGTCTTGTCATTTACCCATAATCCTAAAGACTGATCGCCTGTAGAGGCACTTTGAATATTAGATATCGGTTTTGCCTTGGGCCACCTTCGTTCAAACTCGTCATGTGGAATATTGACCGTGATCTGCCCCCACTCGGCATCTTGACCACATGGGTCTTGTGCCATCGGGTCAAGATACACTGAAAAACTATTACGTATTCTTGCGATTTTCACGTCTTGATCAAAAGATCCTTCGCAAAACTCAGTAATGATACGTACATAGCCTTCACCCATCGTTACTTGATTATCACACGCGGTATCGTACGCAATATCAGCGTCGCTCAAGTACTCAATGTGTCGAATCACACCTTGGAGAATCTCGGCGATTTTAACATCCGCTTTGTCGTCAGCGGGGATGACTTTACCCATCGGACGATTCATCCGAATGTCGTTCGTCACCTGCTTAACGTGCTGCGGGAGCTTGTTAACGGTCAGACAAGGGCGGGCATTGATCGTCTGCCCTTGTACTGAACCGCGAGTATTCAGCACATCCTGAGGCCACTGCCATTTATTGTCCGGTGAACCTGCGTAAAACTTCAAATCATCCAACTCGCTTTCTCGCGTGTCAGAATAAGCTGAAATCGCAGTAGTTAACCGCTGACGAGCTGTGGCTAGAATGTCATCACTCATTAAAAATTCCCATAATGTCAGGCTCACGCATGGCTACAAACTCCTCACCATCAATAGTGAGTGCCTGACCCGCGTATTCACCCCAAGTAACATGATCGCCGACCTTAATCTCGGCAACTTTACCGTCTTTTCCCGGCCCTGCTGCCATAACTACACCCGATAACAGCTTTTTGGTGCCTGGAATGATGATTATACCTTGCTTTTCGATGTCTCGCTTGATGATCAACACGTCTTGAATGGCTTTAAATTTCATAATTACTCACTTAGGCGCCCATCCATGAGGTGGGTGCATTATAGTTGTGGCCCGAATTGACCTTTTTCATCACCCTTTCTTCACGATGGGCGACCGGATATGCGAAAGTAACCGCTATCGCGTCAGCTGCATCTGGTGAAGCCAGCCCGCGAGCTTTCATCTCTTTTTTACCCTCTAGGTACACCGCACCGGATGAATGCGGCTTCACTAAGGGGCCGGTCAAGTCAGTTTTTAGCTGTTTGTCCGCGTCAATGGCTGCTGTTTTCAACCATGATTTCATTGCACCCCAGATCTCAGCTCTCTTGTTCCCCCACATTCGAGGGTTCTTGGCTTTCCATCCGAAGTTTACACCTCTTACTTTATAACGCTGTTCTGTCAAGCGGTCAAGGATACCGTACCCCAGACCACCTTCATCTATCACAGTAAGTGTAGGCCGATACTCCTCAATCGCATCAATCACGCGCCCAACGATTGTCATCGTGTCATCTCCTTTATAGCGCTTTATCGCGACAATATCCCTGCCCTGGCGTACCACTATTACCGTGCTATCAAGACCACCCCTCGCAGGGTCTATCCCGATCACTATCGGTGCAGTTATATCTTTCCACTTTTCCCGTTTGAACGCGTCATCCACCAAATAGGGCGCGATGAACTGATCGTCAGTGTCGGTTGTAGGAAATTGACCATATACCTCAACCCTCGCCTCCCTTGAGTCTTCCCCATACTCGGCGATAATCGCCTCATATATCTTCTTATCCGATCCCTCCACCTCCCGCGCATCTATCTGTTTATGCCGCCAAAACCCACGCTTAGCATGGAAACACTCGTAAAAGTAGCCCGTGTTCCGTCTAGGGTTGCTAAACGCTAACCAATACCTGTCGATAATATTCTCAGTGAAGTAACCGGCTGCCACTGACCATATACTGTCAGGTATCCCGCTGGCTTCGTCGAATATCACCAACATTCCATTGTGATTGTGAGCACCCGCGTAACCGTCTGGGTTCTCCTCGCTCCACAACTTACCCTCGGCTGCCCACTGTCGCGTACCCTTCTTAAGGTCACGCTCGACAAGCTCAGTCAGCCACTGTGCAGGTACGAGCTTCGTCGCTGACGGCTCCCACCAGTGCTCATTAACCGCCATCGTCACCCACTTAAGCAGCTCACCCCAAGTGACGGTTCTAAGCTGCGCCTCGGTGTTAGCCGAGACGATCACAGACGATCCTATGCGAGTGGTCAACATCCACAATATTACCCACGCCACAAGTGCTGACTTACCTATCCCACGACCCGATGCCAGCGCTAACCTTAGTGCATCATAGACAGCTTCAGGGTTAGCCCTATTGTCTCTGATGTGTTTCCCGATCATCCGTAGCGTTTTACGTTGCCACATGCGCGGCCCCTCGAAGTGTTCTAAAGGGGTGCCTGCCTTTTTCCAAGGGAACACCAACATTACGAACATTTCAGGATCATCTGCAATCAGCGGACTCCAAAGCTGCGTCATTAACGCCTGTTCTTCATCTCCTGTGTACTTGGGCTTCTTCATCCCCAGTCCTCATCCAGTTCACCTTCTATTACGGGTCGATTAAGCGCTCGAGCCATGCCCTCCTCAAGCGCCGCAGTTATGCTGATCTGATTGTTAATCTCAACCTGTTGTGTGGATCGGTACTGCTTATTGTCGATACCCATTAACCACTTATGTGTGTCGATGATCAGCTTCGATCTGTTTACGTCGTTGAGTGAGTCTCTGCCTTCAGCTTCCTCAATGATTCGACCGGCCCACGCTTCGGTTCTCACTTCTTTAGCTTCATCATAGCGACGCGACAGTTCTTTGTCTTTACGCACCCACCTGATAAACGCACCAGGATCTATTTCACGAAAGTCATCTCGTAGTACACCAGCGAGTGTTGCGCCGCTGCACATTTTATCGACCACTGTTTCGAATACGATTCGGTATCTGGTGTGTAGCAGCTCCAGAACTGGGTCTGATGTGTTGACTGTGCCGGGCGTAGATGCAGATGGTCGTACGATGTTCATCGCGGGGTGTGATGTGGGGATTAGCCATGATGGTTGTTGCATGGTGCTGCTCGTCATAGACGCCTATCGTGAGAATAGTAGTTCGATTATAGCACTGTCTAATGGGGGTGTGGTAGCCAGGGTGTTGGGAGTGGTTCTGTGTTTACAGTGTTATGAAAAATTAAAAAATTAAAAAATTAAAAAATTGGTTCTGGGTGCTGGCCCAGCAACGACACAATCATCACGGCCCTAGGGGGGGGGGGCAAGCAGCCCTCAGCA